GAAGGCGGGCGTTCGCTTCGCCTCGCAGCAGGCGGCGCTTGTCTTCACGGACCGCGGCACCGCGAACGCGCGCAACCTTTTCACTCCGTCGCCGTCGAACACGCTGCCGAACGGGCAAGCGCAGAAGAACGAGTTGAGCGAGGTCGGGATGATTAAGTACCTCGGGCAGGCAGACCGCGTGGAGACGATGCCCGCGCGGCCTTCGACTGCCTTTACCGGCTTCGTCGAGCATCTGATGCACGAGCTCGCCATCGCAGTCGGCATCCCGCAGGGCGTGCTTTTCGGAACCCAAAATTACAAGGGGCCGAGTGTGCGCGCCGAGTTCGCCGCGGCGGATCGCGTCTTCGCGCGCCATCAAGGCGTGCTGACCGACAAGGTACTCGACCCGATCAAGAACGCGGTGATCCTCGACGGCATCGCCCGCGGCGAGATCCCGGCGCCAGCGACTCAGGACGGCGAGACTCCGGTGCAGGCGCTGAAGCGCGCGACCCGCGGCGAGTGGCGCTTCCCGCCCAAGCTGTCCATCGATGTCGGCCGGGACTCCGCGGCGAACTTAAGCGAGAACCGGCAGGGTGCGAAGTCCTTGCAGGAGATCGCGGCTGAGCAGGGTACCGACGCCTTCACGCGCCTAGAGCAGATCGCCGCGGAGGCGGCGTACGTGGGCGAGCTCGCGGAGAAGTACGGCATCCCCGAAACTAGCATCCGCCTCGTCACCAACTCGCTGCCTTCGACGCCTGCCGCTGCCGCTGCCGCTGGCGAGATGGTCGGGGAATCCTCGGCCGAGGCGCAGGCCGCTTCGAGTGGGACGCCCGAGGACTCGGAACCAGACCAGCCGCCGACGCCTTCCGAGCTCGCGCGCTTCGCCGCCATCGACCTCACTCCCACCGACGCGATGGCCGAAGAGGCTCGCCGCGGGCTCGAGTGGCGCGAGAAGCACAACCGCGGAGGCACGGCCGTCGGCGTTGCCCGCGCGCGCGACATCTCAAACAAGAAGTCGCTTTCTCCCGACACCGTGCGCCGTATGGTCTCGTACTTCGCGAGGCACGAGGTCGACAAGCAGGGCACGGGCTTTTCCCCCGGCGAAGACGGCTACCCCTCCGCCGGCCGCATCGCTTGGGCGCTCTGGGGCGGTGACGCTGGCGCCAGCTGGGCGCGCGCGAAATCCGAGGCGCTCAAGCGCGAGCAACTGAGCCGGCCGACGAGCGTCGCCGATGCGCTGGAAGCGGGCCGCAATCGCGCGAAGCGTCCGCTTGAGAAGCTGGCGGACAAGGCGACGAAGCTCGCCGCCGTGCGTGAGAAGCTGGGCCAGAACGCGAAGAGCGAGGCGCAGATCGAGCAGGCGCTGAAGCCGCTTGGATTCGCGCCTAAGCCGGTCGCGCCGCAGGCGCCTCCTGCTCCGATCGTCACGCTCTCCGACGCCCGCAAGATGCTCGCCGAGAAGGCCGACGCCGAGAACAAGCTGACCGCGCTCTTCGCAAGCGTGACCGACCGCCGCGCCAAGATCAAAAGCCTCCGCACCCATTGACAATGCATAGCGTTCTCGACGCCATCATCACGAGCAACGAGCAGCTGGGCCAGCGGGCCGAGGAGTTCGCGCAGCTGCTGGTTGAGCACGACAAGACGCTCGACGAACTGCTCGAGCGCATCGGCAAGACGGTGCCGGAGATTCGCAAGGAGCTAGAGTCCAAGCTGACGGAGGCCGTGCCTGGGCTCGTCTCGGACGCCTATGCCAAATACAACGAAGACCTCGAAGGCCGCTGCCGCGCCGCGCTCGCCGAGTCGCAGACGAAGCTCGAAGCTGTCCGCGCTGAGATCGTTGGTCTTGCTCAAGCGCAGTTCTCCGAGGCCGAGAAGCAAATCGGGCTGACCGCGGAGCAGATCGAGTCGCGCATCCTCGGCACCCTGACGGAGGCTGCGAAGGAGCGCATCACGAAGCTTGAGCGCGGGCTAGTGATCGAGATCCAGCACGCGGTGAACGCGGCGCTGCCGAAGCAGGAACTGGCCGCGGCGCCGACGCTGATCGACTCGTATCGCGGACAGTGGAAGGAGGGGATGGTCGCGCAGCGTGGCGATCTGTTCTCGTGGTACGGCTCGACCTACCTCGCTCTCGAGGACACGAACGACACGCCCGGACGGAAGAACGTCGGCACTGCTGGCGCGAAGTGGGCGGTGATCGCGGCGCGTGGTGCAGGCGGTGGCGGTGGGGGCGGCGGCGACTCGCTACCTTCGCAGACGGGCAACGCGGGAAAGTTCCTCAAGACCGACGGCACGTCCACGCTCTGGGAAACGATCCCTGGCGGCGGCGATATGCTGGGCGCGAACAACCTGACCGACGTCGCGTCCGTCACGGCGGCGTTCGCGAACATCAAGCAGCCGGCGAGCACGAATGCTTCGGGCGTCGTCACGTTCGCGACCTCGGGCGAGAGCGCTGCGCTGAAGGCCGTGCAGGCCAACGACGCGCGCTTGTCCGATTCGCGCACGCCGACCGCGCACGCCTCGACGCATCAGACCGGCGGCAGCGATCCAATCGACTTCCCGGTCGACTCGGTCTTCGGCGCGACCAACACAATCACCCAAGTCGACTACTTCGCGCTAAACACGTCGAGCACGGCGAGCGTGACCACGGCCAAGGCCGTCTGGAACGCGACCGAGAGCTCGTTGGAGATCGGTCTCAACTCCAGCGTCAACGCGCTCCTCGGAATCGACGCGCACATCCAGGTCTACAACCAGAGCGGCTCGCCGTTCACGAAGGGCCAAGTCGTGCGGCAAGACGGCTCCTCGGGCACGCGGCTCAAGGTGGTCCTCGCGCTTGGCACCGACGACACCAACTCCGCGACTACCATCGGCCTCGTCGCGCAGAGCATCGGCAACAATTCGTCCGGCTTCATCATCACGAACGGACTGCTGCGCGGCATCGACACGAACGCCTTCAACGAGGGCGACACGATCTGGCTTTCGTCGACGACTCCAGGCGGGCTCGTAAACACGCGGCCGACGCAGCCGAATCACTCGGTGCGGATCGGCTACGTCATCAAGAAGGCCGGCGTCGCTGATGGCATCATCTACGTCGACATCCTCAACGGCTTCGAGCTGGAGGAATTGCACGACGTACTCGTGACCACGGTCGCGAACCGCGACTTCCTCTCTTACGATTCCTCGACCACCGTCTGGCGGAATCGGCAGCTGTTCGACTCGACCGCTCCCGCAGCGCTCGGCGTCTCAGCAACTCCCGGCGTCTCCATCACCGCAGCCCGCGTCGATCACGTCCACGCGCGTCCGACGCTCGACCAGCTAGACATCAGCGGCGCGGCGCAAGGCGACATACTCTATCGATCGGCCACCAGCTGGGCGCGCCTCCCCGCGGCAACTGCCGGCTACATCCTCCAGACGAACGGCGCCGCGGCGAACCCAGGCTGGGTCCAGAACACGGGCGGCAGCGGCGCGCCGACGGATGCCGAATACATCGTTGCCTCCGCGAACGGCTCGCTGAGTGCCGAGCGCGTCATCAGCAACAGCACCTCGGTCACGGTCAATTTTGCGACCGGCGGCCAGGTCTCGCTCGAACGTGCTGCGCTGACGGGCGACGTCACGGCCTCACAGAACAGCAACGCGACCACCATCGCGAATGGCGTCGTGAGCACGGCCAAGTTGGGCGGCGACATCACGACCGCGGGCAAGGCGCTCCTCGATGATGCGGACGCCGCCGCGCAGCGGACGACGCTCGGCCTCGGCACGCTCGCGACGCAGAACGGCACGTTCTCGGGCACGAGCTCAGGGACGAACACCGGCGATCAAACGATCACGCTCACGAGCGACGTCACCGGCAGCGGCACGGGCTCCTTTGCGACGACTATCGCGAACGACGCGGTGAGCAACGCGAAGCTCGCCAATATGACCGCGAGCACGATCAAGGCGCGGGTCACGGCGAGCACGGGCGACCCCGAGGACGCGACGCTGACGCAGGTGCTCGACCTCGTGGGCTCGGCCACTTATGGCGACATCCTCTACCGCGACTCCTCCGCGTGGAACCGCCTGCCGGCCGGAACCTCGGGCAACTATCTGAAGACCCAGGGCGCGGGGGCGGCGCCAACGTGGGCGACGGTCAGCGCGAGCGGCGGCGGCTCGACCAACCTCTGGCTCGCGGCCTCGCAATGGATCCCGCGCACCACGACCGGCGCCGGCATCGACTCGCGCGAGCTGACGACGAACAACTACGACGAGATGCTGTTCGACGCCGGCACGGCCGAATACGCGCAGGCGCTCGTCGTGATGCCGAGCAATTACAACAACGGCACGCTGACCGCGCGCTTCTACTGGACCGGCAGCGGCGCGCTCGACACGACCGACGATGTCGTTTGGGGATTCCAGGGCGTCGCCGTCGCCAACGACGACGCGCTCGGCGTCTCGATGGGCACGGCAGTCACGGTCGCTGATACGGTCATCACCATCAATGATATGATGATCTCCTCCGCGACGACGTTCGCGACGATGGGCGGAACGCCTGCGGCCAACAAGCCGATTCTCTTTCAGGTGTACCGCGACGCGGCCAACGGCGGCGACACCTACGGACACGATGCCCGTCTGCTGGGCGTGGAGATCAGCTACACCTCTGCA